AAAATTTCTCTAATTTTGCTCTTGAGGTTAGCTGTCATTGTTATTCTTGTTTATTTGTTCTACAAAAATACAAATTTGCTAACCTCTTTCATTTTTTTAGTGGTGTAGAGTAAAATCAAAGAACATTGCTCTTATTATAAATGTAATTTTTTGCAATTTTTTTCAAAAAATGAATTTTGAGGCAAAAATGCAGACACTAAAAAACCTCCGACTCAGGAAAAATCGGAGGAAAAATGAGGGAGAAAATTGTATAATTTTAGTGAATTATTGCTCTATCAGGTAGCCTACTTTTACAAGACTTTTTACAAAATTGGAAGCGTTGTTGTAGGCTATTTTTTTACCTGTTTGCACTTCATATCTTTCAGCAAAACCTTTCATATAAGTTGCAAGATCCTCTTCTGCTGCAAAGCGACTTCCGCTTCTGATAGCTTCGGCAACTTGTTTGTAGTCATTTCCTTCTACAACTTCATTTTCGTTCTGGATTTTAAATTTTAGGCTCATATAAATTAGATTTTAAGGGTTTACGTATATTTAATTTGGAAGAGGAGTTAATTCAACTCCTCTGTTCTTTCGGCATAAAAAGTAATGATATCTTCTTGGTTAAATTCGGCAAGGCTTTCTAAACTTGTGTTGGTTAATATTTTGATTTTAGAAGCCTCTACCAAGTTATGTAAAAATAAAATCCAATTCTTAATTTTCATAAATTCAATTGTTCCGCTGTGCTGTCTAAATTCAATCGTTTTATGCCTTGCATAAGCTTGTGTGTTTATTTTTTTATACCTTGTTCCGATTCTTGTGGCAATTTGCTCTAAACTAGAAGCTTCTTTTACCTTATTAACATCATCTTTTAAACTTTTGCAATAAGTATTTGCGTTTCCTCTTCTGCTATGAGGCATAAAAGCATCGATCGTATCTTCTAATTTTGCATAATTGATAAGGAGGTTTTTCCAAGTTTGGAGGCTAAAAGTAGAGGCATCAAAATGTATATGCAATCCGCAAGTTTTATTAATCCGGCATCCGTATTCTTTAAGTGCTTGGCAAACTTTTTCAAGTTGTTCTAATCCGTCCTCGCCTTCCAAAATTGGGCTGACTATCTCAAAAGTAACTCCTTCTGCTCTCAGGCTGCCATCCGTTACAATTTTCCAGTAGTTTCTAGTGGTGTGGTTGTAATCATTCAATTCGCAATTTAACCCTTTGTTTCTAATCAAATCCCTGAGAGCCTCTTTCGTTTTACCTCTTTTTACAAAAGCCTCGATTTCAACTCCAAATCTTCTGGTAAAAGGCATCAAGCTAAAATCAATATGTTGTGGTCTGTTTTGTCTTTGGGTGCCAAAATGCTTGGCATATACATTTTGCACAAATCCGTAACCTATCCCCATTGCTTCTGCAACCTGACTTCTGGTTAATCCAATCCCCAAAAGCTGCTTGATTTTTTCGGTTTTGGTAATGTTTGTCTGGGCTAATATTTGTTCTTGTGTCATCTGCTTTAATGTTTAATTACATAGCAAAGTAGCTACATAAAACTCTCTATATCAAGTATTTAAGTAAGAAGTTTCGATGCAATCTTGCAGTTTTTATTGCATAAGGTTTTCTTAGTTATTTTTAAAATAAAAACTTGATAATCAGTATTTTAATTTATATATTTGAAGAAAAAATACTTATGAAAAAGGCAAAGAAAATAAAGCTATCCAGTAAGAAGAAAGGGAACATAAGGAGTAAATTGAATATTTCTTCGTGCAATCCACTCTATAGCAATCTGAGGGCGATTGAGAAAGCCATTCACGACGAAAAGGAGCTCAACTAACTTTTTAGCTTTCTTCTGATGGTTGCTTCGGACACTCCAAGTCTTCTACCTATTTCCCGATTGCTTAGTCCTTCTTGTTTTAAATTTTTGATTTGTATTTCTGTTGCGTCATTGGTTTGCGTTTCTTCAAAAGATGGCATCGCATCCTCTGACGCATACTCAGGAGCTTGATTGTCGCATTTTAGAAGCGTTGCGTCAGGAATAATAGTCTCTTGGGGGTATTCAGAAAGGAATGTCGCAAACCAATCTCCTACAAATTTCGGCTGCATATTTTGTAAGTCTATCACATCTTGATAAGCCTGATAAAAGGCTTTTATACACTCCGATAATTTCAAATCTTTTCTACCTGCCTGCTGCCAAGCTTGTAGCAGTCTAAAGCTATACTTTTCGGGTATCATATCATTTTAGATATTTTATGCAAAAATACAAGTATTTACTTGTTATCAAAGAAATATTTAAAATATCTTAAAAATTAAAATTTTCAATAAAATATTTCAGAAAACATTTTTATTTGCAAGTAATTACTTGTATATTTGTAAAGTAAAACCATCAAAAAAGAAAATGGAAAACGTAAAAGAAAACCCAACCCAAGAACTGGTAAAAACAGATGCACCAGGGCTGAGCATAGAAGCTCAGATGTCTATTGTAGAGCAGATTGCGAAAGTGGCTGCAAATCTGGATACAGCAGAAGTAATTGATGTGGATTTAGCTTCTGACTATTGGACACCCCAAAACCCGTTGGAAAGCAAAAAACTGATTTTCATGGGCATTCAGAATCGGCTAGTGGAAGATATCAGCAACCCGGCACAAACCAGAGAGCTACCCACAGCCTTTTTTGTAGAAAAGGTAGTTCAAGGAGACAAAGAAACACTCAGAAGAGTTTGCAATGCTTCCAAGAAATTACTTGGAGTGATTAGAGACTGCAACATCCAAGCAAGTACGCCTGTATTGGTAACCTACCTTGGAAAAGTTAAGAACAAGACCAATCAATTTTCTTCTGATAGTTGGTCAGTGAAACCCATCAAAGTATCCTAGTATCCACCTGCCCTCAGTAATGGGGGCTTCTCCTCTATTCATTATGAAAGTAAAACGTATAGAAATTCGCAATTTTAAGGCTATTCAAGAAGCTGATATAGATTTGAATAGTTCTCATCTGATGATCATCGGGAAAAACGGAGTGGGCAAAAGCACTATCGGAAAACTCGTTCAAGATTTACTAACCAAGAATACTCCCGTAAAACCCCTAAAAGAAGGAGAAAAGCAAGGTTATTGCCAAGTAGAGCTTTCAGATGGCTCTATTATTCATTATGCCTTTGATGAGGTAGGTCAGAAACTCAATATCATTTCTAAAACTGAGCAAGGTTCTTTGGCTCAGATACTCAAAAAATTATCTGGTAAAGGAATGAGTTTTGATATAGATGCCTTCCTACAAATGGCTCCCAAGCCCCGTAAAGAAATGTTGATGCAAGTAGCAGGGATAGACCTCACCCATCTTGAAGCAAGATACAATCAGGCATACCAGCAACGAGCTGAGGCAAATATGAAACTTAAAACTCAGCAAGCTCGCATCAAACCATATTCAGAAGAGTTGGTGGGTAAAGAAAAGGTTGATTTAGTAAAAATCACGAATCAGTACAATGAAGCGTTGGCTCATAATTTACAAATCAATACATTGACAGAAAAAGCCGGCAACCTAGATGCTGAAATATCTGAACTCAAAAAGAAATTGGCTCTTTTGGAGCAAGAACGCTTAGATGTCCAAAACTATCTTAACAATAATATCCCGATCACTAGTGCAGCCATTACTGATATGCAAAAGCAAATTGGTGAGGCAGAAGGGATTAATGCTAAGATTGATGAAGCCAATCGTTTATCTGAAGAATTTTCTCTTGCCGAAAAATATGAGAAAGAAGCCAGTCAGGCTCATAATCTCTTGCTATCCATTGAGGTGGAGAAAGAAACTATTCTCAAAAATGCAAATTTGCCCGCAGGTATTTGCTTTACTTCCGAAGGTTTGGAAATAGATGGTTTACCTTTTGAAAGCAATCAGATTGCCACTTCTCGGAAAATGATTGCTGCTTTGGAAATTGCCGAAAGAATGCTTGGAGATATTCGATACCTCCATTTTGATGCTTCCATTTTGGACAAACAGAATGCTCAGAAGATTATAGATTGGGCTAATGAACGAGATTTACAACTTTGTCTGGAAAGAGCCCTATGGGATGGTGGAGAGTTATCCTACGAGATTATCGAACCTCAAACCACTTCCTAAAATGGATTATTTTGATGTAAAAGCTGTCAGTAATTCTAAGATAGGAGAATGGAAGAAGATGCTTCGTGGAGAAAAGAACCTCCACGAAAACTCTTCTTTTAAAGGAGCTGGTTTGCTCTTCGGAACGGTATTTCACGCCATTATCGCAGGAGAGGATATTCAAGAAAAGTTTGACAAACTAAAACCCCACGAACGTTTTGAAGTGATGAAAATGGCTAAGAAAATACACAAAGAACTTGGGCATATCATTACAAAAGCAGTTTCTAAAGAGCAAGAATATACGTGGGTACAAGAGTTTGAAGGAGTAGGGAAAGTAAAATGTAAAGCGAAAACAGACCTTGTTTATCAAGATGAAATGGGTTTACATTGCGTGGACTTCAAAACTACTGCTGCAGATTCTTATGAAGAGTTTTTGGGTAGCGTAATGACTTTTGATTATCATCGGCAAGCTGCCTGGTACTTCCTAGCAGATAAATTTCAAACTTACACGATTATAGGAGTAAGCAAAAGCAAAAGCCACGATATTTTCATTTTACCACCTTTCACCAAAGAAGACTTACTCATTGAAGTAGGCTTACAAGAATGCATAGAAGTAATGCAGGAAGTAAGAAAAATGAATCAATATCAGGAGTATTTTCAATTTTAAACAACGAAAATGATTATTCAAGCATTAGAAAAAATTGTGGAGGCTCAAAAAGACTTAACAGAAAGTTTTGAAAGCTTCAGAAAGGAATGCCTTACAAGTTTGGAGGCTACGTATGGTGCTTCATTAGAGCAACATCAAAGAAAAATCCTTATGGGTTGTATAGATGCCATTCAACAGAGTCAGTCGGTTCTTCTTTCTTGTTTGCAAAAAGAAGTTTCCGAAAAAGAATGCATCAATACTCTACTAGGCATTTTGGATTCACAAGAATTGGTTAAAATGATAAAGGAGGTATAAAATTAAGAGAAAAATGAAAGCATTAAGAATAGTTTACAGTAGACTGATTTCAAAAGGCAACTATGAAAACGCCAAAATTGAAATTGAACTTCAAGTAGAAGAAAATGAAAAAGCTTCGGATGTATTTGATGCTGCCAAAAGTTGGGTGGAAAATCGGATAAAAAAGGAAAAAATCTCAGATCATATAATTGAAAGAGCACGTAAAGTAATAGAAGACAAACGAAACCATACTTTAGCTCAGATAGAAGAAGCAGAAGAAGTGCTTGCAAAAGCTAAAGTACAAGACGATTTGCTTTTTTAGAACTACTTGGAGCATAAAGCTCCAAGTTTATATGTAATCACCATCACGCCAGAATCACCATTTACCAGACTTATTTTTCTATTGTGTTGGTTACTTTGTCTGTATATTTACAGCATGGCTTATGCGATTTAGCAAAAGTAACACCAAAAAAGTCTAATAGTTTATTTTTACAAACAGTTAATTACTATTTGTTTTAACTTTTAAAACATCTTATATTTTAGCATAGTATAATTTTACTTTCTTATCTACTTCTATTTAATCTTCTTGCTGAAAGTTTCTTCCAGATGCTGTCCGCAAGTTTTATCTCTTTATCAGTGAAACTATATCCATTTTTTAGGATTTGCTCATTGGTTATTCTTAAAATTTCATCAATATTTTTTCTCTCTCGCATCATTTTGTCGATAGTTACAATTAAATCTGCATTTTCAGTTTGGTAAGGAAGTAGTATTTTTTCAGCCTCACTTGGCATCAATTCCAAAACTCCACCACCATAACTACGACCAACAATTTCAGAAAAAGCTAAAGATAATGAGTTGTAAAAACTGGCTATAAATGCATTTTTATTAGTGTCTTGTCTCATAAATACACGATGCATAGTATCGGTTGTATATGCTTCGGCTTCATTCAAAATTAAACGAGGATAGAGATTATTTCTTCGGATAAACAAAGCATCTGAAAGTTTGATAGAAGGAATGACAAACCAATCATCACGAATACCTGTTTTGTAGCCTTTATTTATACCCATTGATTCGCCCATACGAATGTATGAGTTTGCTCCTTCGTGTCCATTGATTTTCTCTTTTGCAGGGAATACCAATAAATGTGCTTTAGCTTTAGTTTGTTGATTAAGTTTCCAATCCTTTTCTGTGAAGATTACACTGTTTACCTGAACACTTCTGCCAACCATGGGTTTTGCATATTCTTTTAAGTCGTAAGTTTCTACAACTGTTAAAGGAACGGTGAAGTAATCATTTGCTCCTGTTGTTATACCAACTTCTACGTTAGCATAATTTCCAATTGTTGGAACTTTTCTTTTTTCGGCAATCTGTTCTAAAAAGTCAATTTCCTCTTGCTCTAAAAAATAGTAAGTCCATTTGTTTGACCTAAAATCTATCTTTTTAGATGGGCTTTTCAGAATATTTACATCTAATTTTTCAAGGTCAGAAGCGTCTCTTAATTCAAGATGTTCAATCAAATGTGAATCGCTCCCGTTTTTCTCACACAACAACAAAACAACTTCTTGCTGAATATCAGGGAAAACTAACTTTTCAAAAGAAATGATATTGATTTTATTGTAGAAATGAGCCAAAAACTCACGGAGTTGTTGAGCATACGATACTTGCAACAATTCCGCAGGAATCACAAAACCAATTTTTCCCTTCTCTTTGAGTAATAAGCTTGATCCAACCACAAAGGAAACCCAAGCATTGGTCAGTTTGGAGTATTTTAGTTTGGCTCGATTGAAAACTTTGATAGCTTCATTTTGCTGTTCTTCCTGAAAATATTGGTAACGAATGTAAGGCGGATTGCCCACCACTAAATCAAACTTCTGTGTGGTTTCATTGCAATACAAATGAAAATCTGTATTGATTACATCCTTGTTATTGAGTTTAATCTTTTCGGCTTTTTCCGCTTCAACATCATCAAATTCAATGGCTGTTATCGATTTGAATTTATGGTTGTTCTCTTTCAATTGTTCAAGGAAAACACCATCACCGCAACTAGGCTCTAAAATTTCATAATCAGAACTTCCATTGATGCCCCATTTCAAAATGAATGCAGCAATTGGCTTGGGTGTATAAAATCCACCTCTCAATTTCTCGGCTGTTGCGTTTTTAATTAGCTTCATACAATTCTTTGATTAATGGGATTAATGAATCTTCACTACCTAAATCGTATAGTTTAGCTAATAGATTTTCTAGGTTGGCTTTCCCTCTTGCAAATTGTCCTTGCAGTGGAGTTAAAGCTCTTTTATTTCCTGCGTTTGCATCTATTTGGTCATAAATGCTGATTAACTCTTTTTGAGTTTCTACAATTTCGTCGTGAAGTGCTTTTTGTTTGGCATCTGAAAAATCAATCTTTCTTATTGGTAGATTTTTCAAAACCTTTGTTCCTCTTGCTATGTAACCACCTCTGAAAACTTCACCGTACAACGCACTGAACCACTCCAGATATTTAGAGTTGAGAATGGCTTGAATGTAGTAAATGGAATAGTCGGAAGTTGTTGGAATTGCTACTACACAATATCCAGCTGTTCCACCTGACGAAATCAAAGTTCCGTGAACATCTATTGCGTATTTATCGCCTACAGAGAGAACACCAACAATAATTTTTGAAGGAAGTCCACAACTATCCAAACTTTGATGTCTGCCATATCTGTGCCATTCATTTTTTGTTTTTGGTTCTGGCTTAATATCTCGTTTCGGGTTATTTAAAATAGCTTTATGCTTTTGCAAATAGTCATAAGCCAAAGGAAATTTCTTTTGAATTGTTGTTAGCGGAATTACATCTACGCCTGTTTTGGTAGGTTCGTAAGGATAAATTACCCTTGCATTCGGTTTGAATGTTCGGTAAGTGTATAAATTATCTTCGCCTGATGAAGTTTGAAAATAGGGTTTTGTTATTTCTTTTTCAATCTTGTAATCAACTCCTTTTTTTGTGAAATAGAAATGCTTCTTATCCTCTTTACTTGGTGTAAAAATGTAAACATCATTTGCACTGGTCTGAATACCGTTGAAAATATTGTCGCTTCCAACCAAATCGTTAAGTTTTATACTTTGAGAAACGATTTTATTATAGGCGTTAGTCAATTCGGGTGGAACTAAAACCCAAACTTCACTATCCAATTCATCTGTTTTCTTTGTGCCGTATTTTGTTGCCTCCGGCTCTCTTACTTTCCAACTTTTCAGGCTTTTTACTTCCGCATATTGGAAAGTCTTTTGAGGTTTCTTGTTCAAAATTAGCAAACAAGTGTAGGTTGTTTTATCTGCAAAAATCTGATTTGCACCAAATGAAACGATTGAATGTAAATACTCTTTGTCTGCTAGTAATTCACGAAGTTGTTTACCTGCTCCAACTTTTGTAAACTTGCTCGGAACAATATAGCCTAAAATTCCATCATCAACCAATAAATTCATTCCTTGTTCAAGAAAAAGGAAATATTTGTCAAACTGCTTGTAAGCAGAATCATAATTGGTTTTGTAAAGTGGCAATTCAAGCGGGGTAATGTTTTTCATATCCTCCGACTTCATATAAGGCGGATTGCCAACAATAACATCAAAGCGAAGTTTTAAAAAATCAAATGGATTGATAATTGCCTGGTCTTTCTTGTTCGTTACTTGTTTTGAGTTTAATAAACTATTTCCGAAAAAGATGTTTTCAGAAAGGTCAGGTAATACTGGTTTTGTTTTGTTAGTTGAATTAGCATCCTCGTCCTCTAACAATTTGAGAAGTAAACCAAATTTAGCTGCTTCAACTGCGTTGTAATCCTTATCAACACCGTAAATGCAATTCAATAAAAGTTGTCGCTTAATTTCAAATGGCAGTTTGTAGGTATTGATATTGGTTTGAATGAGTTTTGATTTGTCATTTTTCAGATAGTAGTCAATCAAAATATCATTGAGCAATTGGAACAATTCCAATAAAAAAGCACCTGAACCGCAAGAAATATCAGCGAATTTTAGTTTAAGAATTTCTTTATCCGTTATTCCTTCGCATTTTTTCAAAACGGTATTTCTTAAAATATCGCTTATAATGAAAGTTGGTGTGGTGATAATGTCACGGTCAACATTTTCAGGTTTCTTTACCAAAACAACTGAACCGCTTTGAACGGTCAATTTTTCAGAAAGGAAAATTTCATAAATGCTTCCCAACACATCAGAAGAAAAAACACTGAATGAATAAGGACTTTCAGGATAGTACAGTTGCTTGATAATAGTCCAAAAAACAGAACTGACATTTTCTACAATCTTGTCTTTTAGAAGCTGGTCAAAAAGTCCTGAATTATAGCGTTTGTCTGCTTCTTCAAACTTCTTTATGAGTGCTTTGAAATCGTTTGTATCAGCAAATTTTAAAAGGGTTTGATAATCTTCTAAATTTCTGTCTTCACACACACGTAGAAACAAAACCCTATTCAAATAACTCTGAACAATATCATTCAGCAGTTGCTCCTTAATTTTCGGATCGTATTTATATATTTCAGAACCGAGTGCTTTTCTCCATTCATTGATTTGACTTAGAAATAAATTATCAATTGAGTATTGATTGATTTTGCTTTCAATTTCTTGCCATTCTATTTCAAAAGTTCCTGAATAAACAGATTCCTTTCCTAAAAGTTGTTTGATTTCATCAAACTTACTTTCGTATTCTGTGTAGTGGTATTTTTTTACAAGTGCCTTTGTATAGTTGTCATCTTTTTCAACTTTTACGGAAGTGTCATAAATTATTAAGTACTCAAAGTTAGAAAGAACAGAAATTTTCAACTTGGCTGTAAATCCGTATCGTCTTACTTGCTTTGCTGTGTCGTTGTTTGATTCAATAGAAACACAAGGTTTCTTAGCTTCTAAGAAAAATTTTCTTTCTGAAAAAAGTCGAAAAGTGTAATCAGGTTTTTTGGAGTGTTCGGAAACATTTGCTTTTAATGCTTCTTCTAAAATCACTTCTCTCTCGTGGGTTGATTTGCCTGCATTGTTTTTAATATCCCAACCGAGTAACTCGAAAAATGGATCTAAAAAATCACTACGAAGCAGCGTTTCGTTATAATTACTTTTTAAGTAATTATTTCGGTCAGCATTATATTTTTCTATGAGTTGTTGTATTGCCATCTTTTTTCATTTATAATACTTTACTTTTCCTATCAGTTTCATAATTTATACCTTAAAATACTGATATTAAACTAGATACAAACTTTATCGCTTTCTTAATATAAAATAATGTCATAAAATTTTATTACTCAATATTTTATTCTGACTTTATCATTGATAATTGATTGATTTCATAAAGCATGTTAGTCAGTCTCTCATCCTTGCGAAATCTCTCAACTTTATCTATTATTTGCTTTACGAACTTTTCTGTTTGGTTTCCAGCATACCATGATAAGGTATTTTCGTCAAAATGACCATCATAAGGGCTATCAAAAATATAATTTCCTGATTCTACAATTTTAAATTGTGGCTCAAACTGTCTATCTACTCTATCAAAGGCTGAGATTATGGGAGAATATTTCCCCTTCAACAGTTCATCTATTTTATAAGTATCAAATTTATTTTGATTTCCTAAGAATAAAACGAACTGAAACTTCCAACCTATAGCCAGAGCAAGTGATTCCTTGCCAAAATCTTGTAAATACCATTTCATATCAAAATTGGGATCACCCCACGGTTCACAAATCCACCCCTCTACTGCATTTTCATTGAAGTATTTTTGTAGTGGTTGTTTAACTTTTTGAAAATACTGATATTTTATGGCAGGTATTTGATTTGTCAATTCAAGAAATGAATTCCATTTTTCAGGGCTTTCGAATAAACCAATTACCTTGTTCAGAAGTTCTTTTTGCATTGCTTTTAAAAATTAGATTGTCCAATATTCAATATACTGCTTAATATGCTCTTTCATTCTATGATTATCAGATGAGATTTTAGTAAGAGATAAGTCTAGCCAATTAGTAATAAAATCACTAAAAACTACTTGTTCTACTTCCAAAGGAACATAACTAGGCAGGTTTTCATCCCAATTATATGGTTTTAATATACTATTTTCATTTGGTCTTTTTAAATAATCAGGAGATAGATAAATAACTTTATATAGGTCATTTGGCGGATTCAATATATAATCATTTGGCAAATTCTTGCTTTTAATAGTGGTATATATTTCTTGATACCAATATCTATAAAGTTGATTTTCTTGGTCTATTGCATAATTTGATTTATTCTCTATTATTATTACAGAGTGTGGAGTATTTCTCTTTAACAGAATATCTATTTTTCCTTTTTCAGTAGTTACAATCCAATTTTCTTTATCACCAAATCTTTTAATTTTTAACAAGTCAAGAAATATATTTAAAAACAGATGCCCTTGCCCGTGATTAGAATAAGGGTTTAGCAAGTGTCCTAGTAGATAACTATGCATCGTTTCACCTACTCCAAAAATCTCAAATATATTAAAACTATAACTTGTTAAATTATTTGCCTCTCGTGATTCTATAGAAAACTTTTCAGAAAAATCTATAATATCTCTGATATGATTCTCAAAATTGGTATATAGTCTTTTTTGGTCATGATAATAATGGCTAATTATCAAAGAGTTTAGCTGCGAACGACTTTCAAAGAAAGTATCTCTATCAGAAAGATATGTATCAAGTGTTTTTTTCATAGATACTTGTAATTTTCAAAATTATGTCACAACACCTTCATCAATACACCTTGCTTTGTACAATTTCTTCTATTTTTAAAATTTGGTGAATATCCTGAACATCCACCTTCATTTGTCCGTGCTTCGGATTGTCAGCAATTAGAAGTAAATATCCTTTGCTCTTAATATCGTTGTCCACTACACGCTTAATTTCGTATCTGCCACCAAAAAAAACTGCATACACAGCATTATTGATATACTGCCAATTAACTTTTTCAATCTTTCTGGCAAGTAATAAAGCATCATCCACAAAAGTAGGCTCCATACTATCTCCTAGTGCTCGTATCAGGGTAGTACCGTCATAAAACTCCTCATCATGCAAACACATAATTTTACGTGTCTTTTCGGAGATGTACTCCAAGCCATTCCCCGAATCCTCTTTAAACGAAGCAGCAGCATAGAAATCTATATAGGGTAGCTCAATGAGTTTAATATCTGATTTGACAAGGTTTTTCTCTTGTGCCTCATAAATAGGGTATTCACCCTCTAAAAGCCATTTATAGCGAACTCCAAAGGTTTGGCTAATCTTCTCCAACAGCTTTGAACCAGGGTTAGTCTTTTTCCTTTCATTAGTACCTTGCACCAACTTACCCACAACAATATCGTAGATAGTACCATTGTTTTTATATCCAAGAGCTTTTGCCAAAGAATTAGGATTCAAATTTTCTAATTTCATCAATTCTTCTACCCTGTCGCTTATTTGCTTTTTGTTTTCCTTTTTCATAAAAATACAAGTATTTACTTGTTTATTGAAACTATTTATATTATGTTTGCATAGTGATTTACGATAAATCTACTAAATTCTACAAGTATTTACAAGTATTTACTAATTTTTAATTGCATTATGAGTGAAAAAGATAAGATTAATGAAGAGTATCATAGAATACTTGCTGAAATATCCGGACGTGTACCCAAAGGATACATTCGTATTATCCGTGAAAAGCTCAAAGATGAAAGCCGTTTTTTTTCTGATTTTGTGATTCAGAATGTTAAAATTGGCAAAACTCCCAATTTGCGTATCGCCAGACTTTTATTGGAAGTTGCGGACGAATACGGACCTATAAAAGAGTAATTTTTTTTGCACCCACATACAAGTAATTACTTGCTACATGATAGAAATTAGTCAGGAATACATCAAAAATATTATTTGGGAGTGTATCAAAAAACAAGACGACTTTGAATTACAGGTAACCAAAGTCTTAAAAGAAAAGCTTCCTGATCTATTCAAAGACCTTGGCTTCAAAGAAGACTACATCAGTGGTTCTCAGGTTTGTGAATTGTTAAAATGTTCGCCCTCAACGCTTGCGATATATCGTAAACAAGGTTTGCCATACATAAAAAGCAGCCCTAACAAATATTTGGCATCTGAGGTAAAAAAATGGTATGCCGATAATAAAAAAATATATCGAAAAGTACGCAACCGATGAAAAGGAGAAAAATAGCTTACTGCACAGACTACGCCATACTTTTTGATAGTGTGGAAGTAGCCGTTTTTCTTAGTCAGTTTGAATATTGGCTGACTAAACTGGGGAACAAAGATGCTTATTTGTACAAAGGACAAGAGCAAATATATCTAGAAACAGGGCTAAAAGAAAGTAAGCAAAAAGTGGTGAGAAAACTCTTGCAAGCCAATCAGGTGCTTTTTGAAAAGCGAAAGATTGTTTTCGAGAGGAAAGAACCCAAGAACCTCCTACACTACCGAATAGATTTTGATAGAATTGAATACCTTTTTGAGCATCCTAAAGAAGTGAAAACTCGTTACGAAAGCCAAATCAGTAACACTCAAAAAAAAAACAACCTCAAAAAGCAAACTTCCAATTTGCAAGTTTACAAAGAGCCTGAAAAAGAAAGCGATTTTGAAGTCTTCTGGAAAAAGTACGATAAGAATGTGGGAAAATCCGCCACCGAAAAGCTTTGGAATAAAATGCCACAAGAAGCCAAAGAAAGGGCTCTCACACACGCTGAACAACTCGCAAAAAATACAGAAAAACGGTATAGACCGAATCCTGAGCGATACCTCGCAGAACAGAAGTTTTTAGATGAAATCATCATAAATCAAAATACTAAACCAACACTAACCTCCAACAATGATGAATACAGAAGCAACCCACTCGTTGGAATTATTCAAAAAGATAGGAAGTGAGTTTGTAGATAACTATCGGATTGATGAAGAAAACACTCATGAGATTACAGCTCTCCACGGGTATCTTATACAAGATAAGCAATTCGAGTCTCTAAACCATGTATTTTCTCTGGATAAAGGCATTTTACTTATGGGAGGCGTTGGAACAGGCAAAACGCTCTTGATGCGAATTTGCCAACGATTTCTGGCAAAATTTAGTCAGAAAGATACTTTTTCATATAAACATATCAATCAATTAGCCAATGAATACATAGAATATGGCTTTTCGGTATTGGAACGTTTCGATAAGAAAGATTTGTGGATAGATGAAGTAGGTCTTTTTGATAAGGAGAGTATCAAACGCTACGGAAACAATTCTAATATTTTTGAAGAACTCATCATGCACCGTTACGAAAAATTCATTTACAATGGTGTAAAAACACATATCACTACAAACTTAACGCCTCAGCAGATAGAAGCAGAGTATAATCCTCGTATTTGGAGCAGACTCAAAGAAATGTGCAACATGATACCTCTTACTGGCAAGGATAGAAGAGATTATGCCAAACCTAAACCGGTCTTAAAATCGGAACAACTTACTCAAAAAACTGAGCAAGAGCAAGAACAAGATATAGCACAAGGCATTTTGGAGCATTGGAGAGAATGCCAGAAGGCAGAACGATACCTCCCTTGTGGAGTTTTTAATATGCTTGCTTGGGTATATTACGATTTTCTTGATAGACATCAGATTATTCAATATACACCTCAGCAAAAGTACGAAGCCCTGAAATCAGCTCAGCATAAAATAGGGGAAGCCCACAATCAGTGGGGAAAGTCTCTTAAAAATGAAGAAATCAATATAGCGAAAGCTATTCTATTTGAAGATTTCATACTCAATCAAAACGTTCAACAAAAACTTTCTAAATTCTTATGAAACTAAGTCAGAAAATCGCCGATGAAATGGTAAACCTTTCTAAAATAAAAGCACAAGCAAATGACATCAACCAGCTAAAAAAAGTAGTCCAAAAACGACTGGATAACTTTGTAAATGAATACGACATAATGGGTGACCGAGAGTTATCCGAAGAAGAAATGGAAGAATTGCCTGTTAATGATAATAGTTTATTCCCATGAAGAAACCCCTGCAACTCACGATTCAATCCATCAAACCGGCTACTTCTACCGAAACTACCAAAGCAATCATTTTATACCTGAATGCCTTTGGTTGTGTTGTTTGGAGGCAAAATAATGGAGGTATTTGGGATGAAAAAAAGCAGTGCTACCTCAAAAGTGATTTCTCCAGAAAAGGGGTAGCCGATATTATTGGTTACAGAAAGTCTGATGGCAAAGCGATATTTGTAGAAGTAAAAACAGGTGCGGATAAACTATCTGCTGATCAGAAATTATTTCTTGGTGAAGCACAAGAAGGAAACTGCCTTGTATTCGTTGCAAAATCTTTTGATGATTTTGAGGAACAGTGGTCTGCCTTACAAAAAAAGCTGCAAAAAAAATAAGTCACTCCTTTTATTTTTTACGGAGTAAAGACTTTTTTTCACACAAAATGTATGAATTTATTTGCTGCCAAAATAGCCGAAATGCAAGAAACAGGTTTACCTGTTTTTTTGCTTAAAGACCTCCCGAAGAAGCATATTTCTTCGGGCTTCTTTACGCTTGACTACTTTTTACTTGGAGGTTTTGAAAGAAGAAAAATTACAGAAATTGTAGGCTGGGACAGCACAGGACGTACTTCTTTGTGTTTGCATACAGCCGAACAAGTACAAAAAGAAGGAGGCATTGTAGCCATTGTAGATACAGAAGACTGTTTAGAAATGGCTCAGAAGAGATTACATCCTGATAGAACTGTTTTTTGCCCTTTTCACGTAGTCAAGGATTTATTAGCTACAGGTTGTGTAGATTTACTTATCATAGACTCCATTGCTGCCATTTCTTATGAGACAGGTTATGGCTCAAAATATGCTTCTAAAAACATTTCAATGGTCGTTGGAGAGCTACGCAACATTTCGGAACTCATCAAAAAATCGAATACAGCCTGTTTGATTACCAACCAATTCAGACAAAGCCCAAGGGGGATTTACACATATGCCGAAGCCCAGCTATCTGCTTATTTTGATGTTCGCTTATTTCTGACCAAAATAGCCAACCGAAGTAAATTTATACAAGAAGGCTTTCGATTGAATTTGGTAATAAAAAAACATAAAAACTATCCAGAGTTTGAAAATAAGGAAGTAGAATTGGATATTTTCCCACAACAAATGCAATTTGCAGAAGTTTCTAAAGTAATAGAGATCGCTTTGCAAAAAGGAATTATTCGCTACAATGGTAGAGTATTTATTTTTAAAAATAATCCTATCGGCAAGAAAAGCCAGATAGGAGACTTTATGAAAACCAACTGGAATATATTTGAAGAAATCAAAAAAGAGGTGTTTGAACTTAGCATCAGACTCATTTAGCCCAAAGTTTGTCCTGTTGTATTATTAGCAGTTGTTTGGCTCTGCTGAAAATCATCTCTAACCACTAGTTCTACAATTTTATCACTCAATGCTTGTATTTCATAGGGCTGTATATGAGGAGCACCCTCAAAAACAGGAAATCGAATACTTCTGATAGCAATATAGAAAACATCAAAGAGGTTCAAATACTCTGAAATAACCTCAACAGACTCTCTGGTTTCACTGATTTTTCTAAGATTCTGAATTTCTGCAATTGGATAACTGTTTTCATTTTCGCCTATAATCACTCCCCTGATAGTTATGTCCCAATCATTCATCCCCATACTTTCTTTTACAGTACCTTCATAATTTGTCATTTCGGTAATCACAAGATTTTTAGAGAGTCCAAGTTCTATCAGAGGCTCGTTAGGCAGTTCTATATCATTGAGCCTGACAATATTCATGACTTGCCCTACATAAGGGCTTGCTTTTTTGCCTGCAACCGTTTCAAGTAAATTTTGGACACGCTCACCATCCAGAGGATTTCTGAGGTATCCGTTTTGCTGAGCAAGCAAAGGAAATGGCAAGCCTTTCAAGCCAAAAACAGCCTGATAGACATCGTTTAAGTTAAATTTTAATTCAGCCATTAGAAACTTGTTTGTAATTGCATTGCACCATTGATCGCTCTTGTAACAGTGGTAATAATTTTAGATTCAAGCAAATCCAAACCACTTCCAGAAGTATCAGCCCCGCTAATTTCCATTCTTTCCGCAGCTTGTAGTTTAGAGATATTGACAGTTACGTGAAGTTGCTTATTGCCACCTGCAGAGATACTATCAATGCCACTTTGAGCCTCTTTGACAGCCGAAGATTTCCCAGAAGTTGCTAAAGAAGATACAGAAGCAGTTCCCATAGCTGTTGCATTCGTTGCAGGAGTTTTACTAAACAAATTTTTAGCAAAATCAGCTGCTTGACCAAGCATGCTATCTTTTCCAGTGGCTTGTTCGTACAAAAATTTCGCTCCATCTGTCATAGATTGGGCTTTTTTTGTGATAAACGACAAGTCAGCTGCTTCTGTACTCTGGGCAGCACTAGCTGCTCCTTGGGCTACTGATGAAATTTTAGTTTCCGTTTTATCTCCTAATCCTAGAATGTCCATTACCAGATTATAAATAGCCTTCAAGTCATCTATAAAACCCATTACCTTTTCCCAAACCCATTTGAGAGCATTCCCTATCCCTTCAAATGCCATTTTACCGACTGTCCCGATTGCATCCAGTACTACCCGAACGGTCTCAGAGTTATCGTATGCCATTTTGAGCAAGCCTATCAATCCTGCAATTGCTCCAATAATCAACCCGATAGGATTGGCTGAAAGAGCTACATTCCAAGCCCATTGTAAAGCAATCACTGTTCCGTAAATGCCTGCAAGAATGCTTAACCAATTGCTATTTTCTGTAATCCAACGAGCCATCATAGCAAGCCCCTCTACAAAAGGAGAAATAATGTTGGCTAAAAAACTAATTGAAGGAGCTACTACATTTGTAACAATGCCAGCCAGCGTTTGCATTACTCCTTTTGTAGTATCACCCACACTACCCACATTTCCGAAGCCAGCAACAATAGCATCTATAATAGGCAGAAATGCTGCTTTTAGACTAGCTGCGACTGTTTCCACAAATGCAAAATTTTCTGTAACAGCATTGATAAAGGATGTAATCCCTTGCACAATATCCCTTAAAAATCCGTTTGAGCTATCTCCCATTCGAATAAACAAACCCTCAATACCACTTTTTAAGATGGTAACATCTCCTTTGAGGTTGTCCAACATTCTTTTGGACATATTTTCAGATGCTCCGGCAGCATTGTTATACTCATTTGTAAGTCCTCTCAAAGCTTCAGCTCCTTGCATTACGACTTCTTTCCCATCTACCATAATTTTCTTCTGTGCAGACATTAAAGTAAGTATCTCTCCTGTTGCTTCAGCTCCGAATAGAGTAGAAATGGAAGCCATTTTTTGCTCTTGTGTGTATTGCTGAGTGGCTTTAGAAAGGTTCTCGACCATGGCAGCCATGCCAATAAACTTGCCACTGGTATCGAAAGCAGAAAAACCAAGTCTATTCATTTCTGCTTGCATAGCAGCTGTAGGAGCAGCAAACCTTCCCATAGCTGTTCCCAAAGCTCGTGTAGCCATACTACCTTTCATTCCATAATCTCCCAAAATACCAATTGCAGCGGATACCTCCTCCAAAGATATTCCCAAAGAGGCAGCCGTGGGTCCTATGTACTTCATGGATTCAGCCATACTTTCAACAGTAGTATTCGTTCTACTTACGGCCTTGGCAAGTACGTCAGTTACACGAGCCGAATTTTCAGCTTTGATAGAAAAAGTTGCCATCGTGTTGGCTACGATTTCAGAACTTCTTCCTAACTCCATGTTAGTGGCTGCTGCAAAACTAAGAACATTACCAATAGTGTTCACAGAGTCCGAAGCTGTAAATCCTGCTCTTGAAAGTTCTGTAAGTCCTTGTGCAGCCTGAGTAGCAGAAAAGGATGTACTATTACCTAATTCAATAGCCTTTTTTCGCATTTTGTCAAAGTCCTCTCCAACTGCCCCAGAAACAGCTCCGACTTCACTCATTTGAGCATCAAAACTCAAAGAATATCCCATTACAGATTCAAAAGCATTTTTTATCAAACCTACTGATTGTACAATCTGATTAAATTGAAACGCTCTTCCAAATAAGGAAACTTGGTTATCAGCTGCTTTGGCTGCATTTCCTGCATTCTGAAAAGAACTGGAAACCCCTCCTAGTGATGCCATAATTTTCGCAACAGGAGAGGAAACCATATCTGTAATTTTGAGAACAACTTCGTAGGCTTTCATTGGCTAAATACTAGGAAAGGGTTAGAAAGAGCTTCTTTTTTACGTACCCATTGTAGTTTGGCAAACTCAGCAAAAAACGCATCATCGCTTAAGGCTTCTACTTCTGCTGGGGTATATCTAAAATAATACCTCAGCTGTATTTCCATTTGGCTGAGGTAGTCTTCTTCAATAAGATTTTTGTAATAGTCTAATTTTTTTTTACAACTTCTGCATCATAACCATTGACAACTGCCTCTATTTTGCTTTGTAAAGCCAAATAAACCTTTCCATTGCTGAGAAACTCTTTACCATTCACAAGGGTGCTGTCCAAAATGACATCAATGAAATCGCTTCCATTTTTAGTCTGAGAAACTTTCGCATTGGCAGCCTTGATAATCTGCCTGCTAATGTCCTTGAAACAAAATAGCATTTTTTCACCATTACTCTGCTTAGTCAGTTCTACAATAGTCAAAGTACCATAGTTATTTTCTAATTCAGCTATTTCTTGCTCCGAAAAACTTACTTTCTTATCCAGATTTTCCATACTAAGAGTTATAATCTATTTTACCAATATTTAGGGGTAGAGAGACTTCCATGTGAGTATCTCCGGACTTCATACCTTTTTCAAACTCTGTAAAAGAGCACCCTCTCAGAATATCTACTACAACAGCATTTTCATAAGTATAAGCTACTGTAATATCAAATGCAGGAATATCCGTAAGGGATTTTCCTCGAGGCAAAGATTGTTGCAAAGCTTCAATTTCACTTTGTAGCAAGGTAATGGAGCCATCATACTCATTTCTTCCTCTTCCATAAGCAACAGGGTTTCTACCCCTGCCATAAATCTTCACCTGTTCTTTCTTTGTTTTATAAGAAATGGCTGTAATTCCAATCAGAGGTCTTCCCAAAAGGACGACCTCAATATCTTCCCAAGCGTATTCTGTACCGTTAATCATAGCTAATTAATATTTGGATTGGAAAAGCCTAATGTAATATCAAACTGCCTGCCGATACCTGCGGGCACAGCTTTGATGTTGATGGCTACTTTGTCAGTTGCCAGTACATCCTGATTGGGGTCTGCAAAAGCTTGTATGCCACTAATTTCACCAAAAGCCACCATGTTTTGTTCAATGGCTCTTTCTACCTTTCTCTGAAAAGCTTTGATAACAGCAGGAGTAAGTTTGCCTGTTTCTGCATCTACCACAAAATCTTTATTGAGTTCAAATACATAGACTTGATAAGCGATGCGAGCCATCTTATCAGCTACTCTCCCTCTGTTGATAAATGCGTAATCATCTGTGATGTTAGTCGCTACACTATCATCACACCAGAAAAAGCCCGATACACCAGTATAAGTTCTTGGGAAAATATAACCTTTGTTGTACAATACTTGCAACTCTGCTTGGCTGTAATCTTGTACCTTTTTACTAGAACCTATCCAAGCATTTTGCAAACCAATATCACCATCTTCTACACAGCCTAGGTTTCTTTGTACTCGAATTCTCGCTAATCTTCCCAAAGCAAGCCCTACTAAACAAGCATCAGCATTTGCAGCATCCCATCCTAACAGCACCGAAACTCGATTTTGAGTACCTGTTCTGAAATCCTTAGCAGAGCCTACATTACCTTGAAAATCTCTACCTTCTACAATAATTTGTATAGGTCTATGATTGGCTTGTTCTTGTACAACAAGCAATTGAGCTTTGGTAACAGCAGCCACTACATCCGGATCTATACCTTCTATGATAGTAGGGTTGTAACTAGCTGGCATTCTTGTAACGCCCAATAAATTAACCCTCCCTTGTAGTTGATTGAGCAACTTGGTAGCATACAAATTACCCGTAGGATCTAGGATTGTTTCCATTGTTACAGCTTCAGATACTACCATCAAATACAATTCAGCACCCTCTCCTGCAGCAGTATAAAAATCTTTACATTGCTTGTGTGCATTGGTTTGATTAGTAATATCGTAAGCAGCTGTAATCCCCTTTTCTTCAACATTCGGCAAAGAGAAGAAAGGACCGATTACATCTCCCAATGCAAACTGACCAGAGATAGCTATGCCTGTAACAATCATAGCTACAATACCGTCAGCAGAACTAGCTGTACGCCCTAACTGACCGTTCTCATATTGAATATTTACGTTGGGTAATGTCATTTTTACACCTCCTTATCAGAGAAAGTTTCAATAGCCATATCTCTACCCACTTTGTAGAGTTTGAGTTTATTGAGGCTCGCATGCCTTTTAGCATACAAGATATTACTCATATAAAAAGCTTGACCATCACTGGTAACCAGCAGCTCTTTGAGTTCCTCGTTTTCGGCAAAAATAGGCTTTACGGAAGATGCCAAAGTAGATTCAGCATCTTTTTTGGTAGTTTCGTTTTTGGTAACACCTTTTGCATCATTTTTATTTTCTGTACTCATAAAATCCTAAATGTGATAAAATGTGAATAAATAAATGTAAATGGCTTTTACACTGGAACTGAAACAATTGCTCCAAGTCCTTGAGCCTTTTTAGGCATCGCAATAAACCAAAGCCCAAAACCCACCACTGTTTTACGTTTTTCAGGATCAGTACTTTTCTCCCTATAAAACATATCAGGGTCAGCACTTGCCTTGAAAGTTCTGGGTGCATAAAATGCGACAGATGCATAATTATCTGTTGCAGGATTAAAAACACTTCCAAAAGCCTTCTTAGCCAGAGCAGCCGTATAACCAGGTACAGAGTGATACTCATAGATGTCGAATCCAAACAACGAAGGAACAATTGTTCCAGAGCCAATATTTTTATATTGTTCTTTGAAAGTTTCCGACACATTGAGTAGTTGTTCTACGTGCTGAGGACATAAAACAAGTATTCTGTCTTTCTTGGGTACCTTGATATCGTCAAAAGCTCTTTTGAGTTTGATAATATCAGCTACTGTAATCTGTTTTCGAGCAGATGCTCCTCCATCAGTATTACCTGTTGTTTGTACAATAGGAGTATCTGCGGAGTTTGTGCTAGGAGCTAAAGCATGAATAGCTAAATCAGCTGCTGTTTCTTGCATCTTGTCTGAGTGCAATTGGGCATATTCAGCAATAACATCATAATGCAAACCATGCAGATATTTATCCGGTACGCCTGTATTTTCCGTTTCAAGATGCTTCAATGGAATGGGCACATCAGTATCATTCACATCTACCACAGGAATAGGATAAGTAGTATTATCCACAAGCACATTGGGGTCTCCTCCGATTTCTGTAAAGTGAATAATTTTATTTTTTACCCAATCATTCTTTTCTGGAATGCGATCCATAAAGCCTGTGTCTTTACGGAAACGTGTAATAAGTTCGCCTGTCCAAAATTCTGAATGTACTGCCATAAGTATTTGGTAATTTGAGATTTAAGCCTGATTTTTAAGATTAAAAGTTGGGGGTTGTAAAAGACTCCTAGCTTTGTGGAACAAAGCCATACTGAGCTTTGTAGAGTTTCACATAAAGACCAGGTTCTTCATTCTTGATTCTTTCAAGTTCAGTCGGATCATTTTTCATGTAGTCCAATAATCCCCAACCTGCTTTTTCATCGACAGTAGTAGTTCTCTCAGAAAATCTGGGATGCGTAGATGCCGAAAGATTATTGATAGTGTCTTTTGCAAGATCAAAATCTGTCAAAGCCAGTTTCATAAAAGAATCTTTCTGATTCGCTCTGATTTTACCTTTTGCAAGGGCATCTTCTATCAAAGCTACTGCATTGGCTTTTTTGGCTTCTTCATTCATAGCCTTCAATTCCTCATTTTCAGCTTTTAAAGAATTAATTTCCTCCAGAAGCATATCATTTTGCATCCCTTTGGCTTTCAAATTCTTTATTTCTGCAATAGTTTCTTTTTCAGAAGAGTCTAATGACAATCCTAATGCATTTTTCAGGTTGTCAAATACTTTGCTATCGTTCATTGTATGTGTAGGTTTAGTAATAGGTGCAGGTTCAGAAAGAATAGAGTTGTAGAACTCGTATAATGCCGTAGGTGTATTATTCCCCTCTGGCGATACTTGCCCTCTTTTGTTTGGATAAGAAATTACTTCATCAATAAATCCTTTTGAAAGAGCCTCTTCCGCAGAAAGCCAAGTTTCGACATTCATCATTTCATCAATCGCTTCTTTGTTCTGTGACGTTCTTGTTTCAAAGATTTTTACCAGACCATCTTTGAGAGAGCTAAGCACGCTCTGTTCCTGAGCAGAAGGATTAGGATTCCCATTATGAGGATTATGCAACATCAATTTTGCATAATCTGCCATAAATACTTTTTTACCAGCCATCAATATTACTCCTCCCATACTTGCGGCAATTCCATCATTGTAAGTATGAACAGGTACTTTGCAATTGAGAATGCTGCTGAAAATAGCATACCCTTGTAAGATACTTCCCCCAGGGCAATTGACTCTAATATTGATTTTTTTGTAAAAAGAAGCCAGATAATCTAATTCTTGGGCAAACACATCTCCTTGAATACCTCCATCCCCTCCAATAGGCTTATATATACGCATTGTAGCTGTATCACCAGAAGCATTTTGAAAGTATTGGAGTGTATCAAGTTGAGGTTTTTCCATACAAGTAATTACTATAATTATTCAAAACAAAAGTAAAAAATAAAAAACTTGATTTAAAATCAAAAAAGAATGATTGCACCTTTTAAGGGTAATCATTGCATCTTTTATAAAAAATCTTTATTTTTGACTTTGAAAAGTAATTACTTGTATGTTAAAAAACTTCAACTTACGCAATCAAAGAATTAAAGAGGATATTGATTTCCTGATAGAAGTAAAGGGAAAGCGATTTGTGGAAGCTATTGAAATGACAGCTTTCAAATATGGTTTGGAGAATGAAACCACCGAGAAAATTTACTGTAAAGTAGAAAAGAAAGTATCGAAGACACTAGAGTAATTTATCTACCAGTTGAATAGACGTGTCTAGACCAAACTGTTGTAAAGCCATTTTGATCTCTGCTGAATCCTCTTTAAACTCACACTCATAATCTATGGCAACAACATAGATATTTCCCCAAGTATTAGCTGTCTGCATTCTTCTACGGGCAAGAGCTCCAAATTTTTCGGTATGCCAGCCATGTAAAACTTTATTGATTAACTCTACAAGTAAGAAAATACCCTCATCACCTATCACACCCTCACTATTCTCTGATTCGGCATAACTTTCATAGGCAACATATAGTGTAATAATAGCTTTTCCTTGTTGGGACTTCTTACCCATACTTGTAAAAGTAATTTCTGGGAAAGCAATAAAGACAGCCGGACACAAGAAAGACTCCTCCATTTCTGAACTTTCCAGTTGATTGTTGTACAGAGCGATGGTTTTAATACCTTCTATGCTATTTTTTAGCCTATTTTTTATTTCGGAGTAAAGCAAATACATGGCTATTGGAATATTTTAGAAAAAAAACTGGTAAACTCCTGATTGATTTTGTTCTGTAAAGACCTATCCACGCCCAAAAACTGCCTTTTGGGAATAATTAGCTGTTTTTTAGAAGTGAGAGCCAATGCCTTCCAATGACTCTTTTTTCCAGAAGTATAATAACGTGCCCAAAAGAACTTTCTCATCTTTGCCGTAACAGGTATTTTACCTCCTTCATTATGAATTTTGGCATAGTTTAAATCTGAAGCCACAACAATTCTCTTGAAAGAAGCATCTACCAACCTGATAGAACGTCTGAGCCTTCCAGATTGTACCAACAAATTTCGGCTTGTATCTTTATCTTTTCTCAACTGCCAAGGAGTACCATCAAAAGCTTGCTTTCTAAAGTTTTCGTTGGTATGGTCAAGCACTACAAAACCTATTCTTTTAGGAATTTGCTGAATATTTTTGAGTTTATTTATCAGATTTTTGAGCATCTTCTGCAAACTCTTTAATTTTTTTCTTCATTTGCTCCGGAATACTATTGTAATAGGGATGATTCTCTGGGAAAATGATTCCTTGGGTGGCTACATTTCCAGAGAAAATACCTTCAGGTTTTTCTATATTGGAAGGCAAACTACTTACTTTACCTTCTTCTATAGGAATAACCGTACTTCTACAACGCCAATGATTTGGAGGATAATAAATTGCCCAGAATCTATCGGAAGCTGGTAATATTGTCCCATCTAGTTTTTTGCAAAGTGGGGTAGTTCTTCTATCACCTACTGCCGAATATTTTAACAAAATATTTTTATCCTTTTCTACATTGTTTTTCCATATAGAAATCATTTGAGCTGCTGCAATAGCATGTTCATACTCTGCTTGCAAGTAATTTCGGTTATAAAGTTGGTTAGTCTGCTTTACTTCTTTATAAAACTGCTCGAACGATTTCAGTTTTCCCTTGCCATCTAGTAATTTCGAATTGATTTCTTTTAGCTGCTGGTATGTTTTTGCCCCTGAAAAATAAAAGATATTGTATCTCAAAGCTTTATCTTTTTCAACATCCTCACCGATTTGAAGTGTTTTTATGAGTTGTTTTGCTGTGATGGAGGCTATTGTTTTATCAAAAAGAATCCTGGTGCCTGAATAGATTTTTGTAGTAATCCTTTCATAAACAGCCTGAAATTTTCTGAATAGTTTTTGTAAATCATCATCAAAGCCATTAACAATACCATATAAATCACGCAACTCGTGATGCACAGAATGCAAGTTTTGATAGTCTTTGAGAGCATTCACAGGAATATTTTCTTGTTTTTGCTTTTTAATAACTTGTAAGCCAAAGTTCTTTTCAAAATACTCTTCGGGTAAATCGTAGTGTTCTAACACCACTTTAAGCATTTCAGGGGTAATCGTTTTTTGGTTTTCGCTAATTTTCTGATTGAGTAAATAATTGTAAACAAACCTGAGTCCTTCTAATGGATAGCCAAGACGAATCAAACGTGGAATAAGGTACTCGTTTACGATATTCTGAACATAAGTCATATCTGACTCCACTCGCTCTTCTGAAGGAGTTTTATTGATAGCATCTTTATTGATATATGTTTGCTGACCACTTTTTGCCTCATCATCCGCATTCTTAGTATGACCCAAGATAAGTTTTGAAAGTTCTGAATTGACTCGTTCTATGAGGTTTTCAAAAGTCTTGGAGGAATCCGCCCCAGTAGCAGGTTGTAAATAATCGACTTCATCATCTTTAGAAATCACACCTATTCCATCTGTGCCAACTTTCAACATTTGCTCTTCAATGAGGCGTTTTTCCGCATCATCTCTGTCTGTTTTTACAATCAGATTAGGCAAGCCAAAACGCTCGTTAAAACTAGCATGAGAACCCATTGAAAACCTTTTATAAATGACCATGGGTGAAGCTTTGAGCAAAAGCCCCAAACCGTTATTTATAAAAATATAGTAATCTTGATAAGCAGGATTATCTATAGGTTCTCCTTTATTATCGTAACTATTGATTAGAACTTGTCTTTTTTCAGGAATGATATTTCTCCGTTCTACCAAAGCTACTTCTGTAACATATCCTGTTTCATCAAAATTTTTAAGTTCTATCAAAGAATACCCGAAATAAATAGCATCCAGAGTATATTCTACAAATTTATCAAACCAACTTTTTCTCAGAAGATTCACCTTATCCGATTGATTACCATTTTTATCAACCAGTAAAAAAGTTTCTCCGAGTACCTTGTGTTTTCTGTTTTCAATAATGCCGGAAAGGTGGTTATCCAGCAAAACCATTTCATACAAATCAATAAGTTTTTGTCTTCGTGGACTGATCGTATTTTCTGCTGCTTGCCACGCTGAAATGAACTCTTGAATGCTTTTTCTGCCTCTATCGAGACGTAGAATTTTTGTACGGGAGGAAAATAAAGTTTGATTATTCATTTTAGTAAAGCATATCTTGTGGAGGTTGTTTGGACTTAAACCTAAACCCTGAAGGTGTATTTTTACTAGGTTCTAGAATAGGTAAATCAGGAATGGTATCTCCTTTTTTAACCTCAGAAAGCCACTTGCAGGCATCTTCATATAATTTGACACGTGTTTCCTGAGCCTGTTTTGGTGAAACACGCATGGTCAAGTAGTAAATAACGATATCTATCATACACGCCACAATGAGAGGATGTCTTTCAGAACCAACATTTGAAAAGATACTTTCCACATCATACTTACCCCTCAAACGAGATTCAATAAAACTTTGGGCATCTGTCTCAAGTTCTTTTAGCAAATCATCGTTGTCCTCTATCATCTGCCTCAAAACATTATCTCGAATTCGTTTTTTATAGTCATCAATTGTTAGAAACATAGTTTTAGAATATATTTTTAGATAAAGGTCTTTTTACAGAAGAAATTGTCACCTTCGATTTATTGAAGAATTTCCGAAACTCCTCTTTGAAACATTCTGTCAGGAAATAGTCATCAGCATCTGAGCAGTGTCCAAGAGCCTCATAACTTACCCTTGTCTTAGGATCAGTAACTTTCTTTTTATTTTTAGTTCCATCTGGATTTTCCTTAATATTCTGAAAATCTTGAATACTTTTTTGGCATTTTTTATCAATCAAAATACTAATACCCGCATATTTGGCAGCAAAAATCTCATTGATAAACTCTCCACGCATAGCCACACCCGGTGCAGAGGATGCTACTCTCTTTTTGGGTCTCCAATCAGCAAGTTCACTGAGAATAATGTCAAAATCATTTTTGTTCTGACGAGTATCTCGGTGATGTCCAGAAGGGTCTCCATAAACAAAGCAAGGAGCTTGCTGTAATGGATATGCTTTCAGAATAGCCTTACATAGCTTGGGAGTAGTATTATGAGGAGATTCTAAGCAAAATTCTGCAATCTTATAGCACGTTTTCCCCTCTACTTGCCAAATGCCTGCTGTGATATAGGGCACTACGTTAAAGTCAAAAGTCAGGTGCAATGGTTGAAGAGGATTGTAATATGAAGCAACTTCCTGCACGTGTAGCAGGCTATCAAATGATTTATAGAACTCCCCACCTGTTCTTTCTTCTGCATCCCAATTGCCATATAAAAGCCTTTGCTTATCATATTCGGACTTCATAGATTCTAAACTATTTCCATAGATAGCTACAAAATCTTTATCAGGATTATCTTTCAGCAAAGCCTGTACAAATTTTTGATTGGACTTTAGCTGTATGGGGTTATCATCTTTATCTTTTACATATCGATGTTTTACCCAATGTGGACCCGGATTGCCTGTGAGCAATACTTTTGGAGCCAATCCAAACTTAATAATTTTGTATCTTACCCTAGTTTTTACAATCTCAAAAGCTTTTTCTGTAATTTCAGGAGCTTCATCAATGAAAGCATCTGTGTACTCTGTCGAACCTAGTGTTTGAAAGTCTGGATCTGATGGTTGATACTTTAGTTCTTTTAGAACTGTTCGGCTGCCATTGTACCAACTGATAATTTTCATTTGAGAATTATACTTGAAATGGACACCTTCTATCAGACCAAAGTTCATAGCCACATCTTTTAGGGTAATAAGAGTACTTTCTGTAATGGATTTCAGTTCATTTCGCCCTATCAATCCTCTGCTTCTGGGGTATCGGAGCCTGCGATAAATATGCCAAGCACAACCCAGCATCGTTTTGCCCCCGCCGGCAGCTCCGCCATAGAAAATCTCATCTGTAATAGCATCTTCCAAAAACTGCCAAGCAATATATTGCTTTAAGGAAGGTTGGAAATTAATCTCAATCATCTTCCAAGTTTTCTTCTTTTTCAGGAACAACTAAATTGAATACAATGCCCATCTCACCAGAGTGTGTTACCTGTTGCTGTTTGACATAGCCTCTTTCTTTGCCTTGGGTTTCCAAAAAAAACTGTAAGAGTTTTTCTGAAGGTCGTTCTACCCAGCCAACCATTTGTTTATCCTTATCTAGTTTGGGAATACCTTGAATGAGAAGAAACATCTGGCTTTCACAAAAATCTAGTCTAGATTCTATTACCTCATCATAGATTTCTTTGAGTTTAGGGTCACTGGCTAGCCACTTATTTAAACCGGAAATAGAGCACTCTAAGGCTTTTGCGATTTGGGTTTTATTACCCAATTTTCTATCACAAACCCATCGGAAGGTTTCGTAATCAGGTTTTTTATAAGCATTTTTTGCCATCCTACAATAATTCTAAGACTTGTAAATAAGATTTTGTTTGCCAATATCTGGTTTCTACCATCAGTTTTTCCGTTCTAAATTGCTCTGACAATTCGGAAGCTGCAATGCCCACTTCAAACCTTTTGAGTTGTTCAGCTAGGGTTTCTTCTTGCTTTTTAAAATAAGCAATAGCCTTTTGTCTAAAAGACATCTTTTCAGGATCCTCGACGAATTCCACATCTTTTACTTTTACAGTTTTCTCAGACATATCGAAAATTAAGTTTAGTTTGATTTCTACTGTATTATCCATAAAAAGTGAGTTTAGACTCACAATTTACAATAAATCTTCTATTTTTAAAGAACCATTAATGTGCTCAAAATCGAATTTTACTTCATTTTTTAAGCAGTAATTATAATAGCGAAGAATGATAAGTTGAGCATAATGCTCTTCAAATTCTACTCCACGACAAATCCTCTTAGTTTTTTCTGCTGCGATAAGTGTTGTTCCAGAACCCAGAAAACAGTCAATCACAATATCTCCTTCATCAGAAGCATCTAAAAGTACATCTGCCACCATTTGCACAGGTTTAGGGGTAGGATGATTAGCCAATTGCCCAATACCTCCGACTTCCTTTCTGTCAGGATTAGAAAAATCGTTGGCAGAGGGATAGTCCCATACGTTGGCTCTAAACCTATCTGCTAAATCAATATGTGATTTGTGTTTGGCTTTTCCATGTTTAAAAATCAAACAAAACTCGTGTTTAGCTCTGTAAAATGAGCCGTTACCCGCCACAGACTTATTCCAAACACAGATTTGTTTGGGTTCAAAGGTTTTGTAGGTGTCTTCTTTCCCTGCAGCTTGGCAAACATGCCACACATGTCTGAAATCCATAAAATGGTAATGAATTGCCCCATCCACAGAATGACTGACTAAATTAGCCATGTACTTTGCTAGAAAATCCACAAACTCCCAGTCAGACATTTCTCCTGCACCCATAGCAAAATCTTTATGCTGAACTTTTCCTTTGCCACCAAATTCTTTGTAAGAAAGATTGTAGGGAGGATCTGTAAATACTATTTGAGCTTTTTGCCCTTGCATCAATATATCGAAGGTTTCTGACTTGGTAGAATCCCCAACAATAAGGATGTGTTTGCCCAATCGGAAAACATCTCCTTTCTTTACCAAAATTTCGGCTGTATTGACGGGGATTTCTTCATCTTCAACATTTACATTTTGTACGGAGTACAAATCAAATTTTTGCTCAAACCTATCAAAACTGAACTCTGGAATATCTATAGCAGATTTCAAATCCAATAAATCCAGATTAAAGTTTAAGACAAAATCTTGCAAACCTTGTTGGGTAAGTTTAGCATACTGACTTGTATACACAAGAACTAGTTTAGCCGCTTCTTGCTTACTTTCACAATCTATGAAACAAGCATCCAAAAGTTCAGGGATAACAATTCCCTCTGCTTCCATTTCTTGCAAAGTATCTTGACGATGATGCCCGTCCAAAATCCAGATTATTCCTTCCGGATCTTGCCAGACCATGAAAGGCATCACAAAGAAGAACTCTTTGAGAGATTTCTTGAGTTTTTGAGCTTTCTCATCAGAAAAATCTTTGAAGTTTTCATTTTGAAACCATTGGGCTTCTTTCCAATTAATTTTTTCTGTTTTGATAATTCTAGAAATGATTTCCATAATCCCGATTTTACTCCCGATTTTTTATATAAAAGTTGATAAAACTTGTATAAAATATTTATATCTTTGTAGAGTAAAATATTGGATATAGAAGATAGAATGGAGATTCTTATAAAGGATTATATTTTGTTTTGATTCCAGCGGGATCACTGAAACCTCCTCAAAACGATTTGGGGAGGTTTTTTAATGGAAAAAACTCAAAAGGGGTTTTCCTCTTTTAGCTAAAAAAGAGGTTCTACGCACTACAAAAAGCACTCAATAATATTTTTTATACTCAAATTATCTCATTACCATTTCTCCAAAATCTTTGAACCCTTGATAGATATATCTGCAATCCCTGACACCGAAAAACTGACTAAAATGCTCACTTAGTTTGGTGGTTGCTTGGTCGCCTGCAGTGTCGTTGTCAAGTAGTAAAAACAATTCTTTTGTGTGTACTGGTGGAGCTTCTAAAATTTTGTTGATGTTGGAAACAGAGTGCAGAATGATAACATTTGCTTTTAACGGTCTATTGTAATATGTAAGACAAGCCAAAAAATCAAACATACCTTCAAAAATGCAAGTGTTTTCAAAACCATAATTTAGGAATGTGGCATCTTTTGAGCCTATGCAGTAATATTTTTCTGTTTGGCAGTTCTTAATCTCGTAACCACCAGAATTATTCATCATACCGATACCAAAAAAGCATTTTTTTTGTTCAGGGCTTGTCTTATAGTAGATAGCTTTTAAATACTCTTGCGAAAAATCAAAAGAAATTTTACGGGCTTTGATGTAGTTTTCAAAGTGCTTGCCTTGCAAAGGCTTTACGCTCTCAATGCTTGGGCGTTCTTTGGTTTCGTGTGGTTTTGGTGTGCCTGCTACTGTCGGCGTATGCTTAGGGCTAATAAAAAAGAAATTTTGAGATAAAAGCACCTTAATAGCTTCTACAAATGATATTTTGAGTAATAGCATTGCGAGCTTCACTACATCGCCCCCTGTGCTTGTTCCGAAATCAAAAAAACTATTAGAATGTTGATAGACTGCAAAACTTTCCGTTTTTTCGTTCCTTAGTGGCGATAAATACATGAGTGTATTGTTTTTGATACTGGCTGGCTCATGTCCGTACTGCCTCAATAGTTCTACGATTGGAAAACTTTTTGCCTGTGCTATTTCTGATTGTGTGAACGCTCTCTTTGTCATAAAAATTTCTTTTTTATTAGCCCTAATAATTGCATTTTTCTAAGATTGATTAGAGTTTGTTTTTTGGAGTTTGTTTTTGAGGGGGTATATAGGTTTTCAAACTCCAAACTCCAAAAAAACTTACATCATATAGCGTAAGTTTTTGACTGAAAAAACCATATTTTACTTTTTGATTTTGGAGTTTGGAGTTTGTTTTTCCCTTATAGATACAAACTCCAAACTCCAAACTCCTATAAATTTGAGTTTAGGAGTTTGGAGTCATGTAAATAGTAATAAACTTCATTTTTGGATTTTTCCTCTTTTATGAACACTCCTATATTAACAGCTTCTTTAACTTTCTCAATAGCTTTATTTTTCCCCCAGCCTTTTGCTTTCATAACTTTATCATGTAAAGTCTTGCTGGTAAATTTGTCTTCAACAGTCATCAAACTGCCAAGCTCCCGAAGCTCCTCTTCTAAGTTGCTCCTTCTTTTTGCTTCTTTATACTCATCTCCTTGCAGTGTAATCATTGATTTTGTATTTTCATCAAACCTAAAAATCACATCTTCAAAATTTCGTCCTTCTCTACATTCCACCGATTTTATGCTGTGTGTTTGATTTTTACGGTCTTTGGATATGGAAATAGTCGCAAAGCATTTACGTTGTGCCTCGCTCCCTAAATGCCCTCTCATTTTGTCATTACTTGATACACTGTTTTCGTGCAGAAATAAAATAAAGGCTGTTTCTTTTGCTTCTACTTGGGAGTTCAGAAAGTGTATTAACTCTTTTGCTTCTTCTTCACTGTTTACACTTCTTACCATATCCGAAATACCATCAAGAAACCACAGGAAAGCCCCTTTGTGATGTTCTAAAAGCTCCTGAAAAGCATGTTTTAGGCTTTCGTAGTCTAAATGTCTAAAATTGTAAACGAAAAGGTTTTCAGGTGCTTTTTGGATATTTAGATTTTGTTTGATACGCTCCAAAATCTTTTTACTGCTTCGCTTGCTTTGCTCGCTATCAATGTAAATAATAGGCTTATCCTCACAAAAAGTGCCGACCATTCCCAAAGTATCAAAGGTTGGGTTATTGGTTAGGCATACTGAAAGCATTACACCGGCTACACTGGTTTTACCCGATTTGGGTTTACCACTTATGAAACTCATCTCATTGGTAGCACAAAAAACACTACCATTTATAGTAATAATAGGTCTAAGGTCTTTTACTTCGGTTTCTTCGGTTATTCTACATGACAAAATGTATTCAAGTGTTATTCTTTTTGATACTTTTTCTTGGTGTATTCCGTTGGATTTCATATATTTACATTGTTTTTGATTTTATATTTAAAGTGTTTGTTATTTCAAAGTGGCAAAGCACTAAAAAAAACCCTTAAATTCCTTATTTAAGGGCTTTTTTTTCGGCTTTTAGTAAACTCTGAAAGCCCTTTTGTTGGTTTGGTTGTGCATAGTGTTTTCTGAAAACTTCTGCCGTGTTCCCTATCAGGAAGGAGGCTTCACTTTCCGACAAATCACAATTTATAAGTAAGTGCTTTGCCCTTGTCTTACGTCCTAAATGAAGATGTAGCTTTTTGCTAATGCCTGCCATTTCCGAAATCCTATCAAATGCTTCACGCATAGACTTATACCCCTTTATGAGCTTGGGAATGTTCTCATAGCCTCCATATTTGGCAAACAAATTTTTTAGTTCTTCATCATAATTACAAATAATGTACTTATGAGGGTTGTTAGACGATTTTAAGGCTTTGGTTCGGTCTTTTATGAAGTATTGCCTTTGGTCGTTGTCGGTTTTTATGGTGGCTTGATGTAGGTTTTTTAGTTCTTTATACCCGCAAGCTGTAAGAATTGATATTAAAAGCAAATCCCTGTACTTCTCCAAATGCTTGTTATAGTCGGTAAAGGTTAATTCCTTTATCCTGCTTACTTCGTCATCTGTGAGGCTTTCAGATATGCCGTATTGCTTGCGTTCGGTTGCAATGTGTTTGGCTGGGTTTTTATCTGTCAAATCCTTTAAAATAGCGTTCTCAAATACATTTCTAAGAACTAATATTTTTTTCCTAACCGTTTCCTGCTGGTTGCCTTGCTCTTGGTACAACCAATTTTTATACTTCTCGCAAAAACTGTAATCTGCGTCTGATATATGAATGTCAGAGCATTTATAAACGACACGGATAAACTCGGCTATTTCGTTGTAATAAGTCAAATAACGCCCTGCGGTTACCTGTTCTATGGTTTTGTTTACAAGTGCTTTCTTGGTTTCTGCAAACTCCTTATACACCTGCAAAAACGTTTTATGGCTTTTGCCACTCATCAAGTCAAAAACATCTTCGGCGGTGTAGTATTTGCCTCTACGCTTGAACTCAAAACAATGCTGTTCTAAATTCTTTTTCAGGTTTTGAAGAGTGTGCGTATCGTTTAGATTATCCTTTATTTCTCCTGTCTTGGTATTAAAGTCATCTTTCAGTACTCTGATACCTGTACTCTTTTCTTTCGCTTTCTGTCCGTCAATGATAAGCGAAATATGCACACTATAACGCCCATGTTTATTGGGCGTTCTTAGTGTGTAATAAACGGTGTATCCTAATTCTGTATTACAAATCATAATGTTTCGTCTTTAACTGAATAACTGCCAATTATTTTAATACTTGGGTCATGCTCGGTAGTGTGGTTGCAGTTGTCAAGAAACTGCAATATCTTTTGTAAGGAGTAGGCATATTTACCCAACATTTTTAAGTCTTTACTTGCCAATTCTGCATGCAATAGTGCCATATCCCTGAACGCCTCTATTGCCTCATTTGTGGTATAGAAAGCCCTTGCAAAGCCATTTGCTACATAAAATATATCCATTGGCACATCTAACTGTATTCTGCTTTTAAGCATTGGCGAAAAATCCATAGTTTCGTCTGGGTCTCCCTCGTCTGAGTCGGGAGTGTAACGGCTCAACCATGCGTGGCAAATTTTTGTACCCTCTTTGGGTGTTTCGGGTTTTTCTGTTATATTTGTCATATCGTTATTATTTTTTTTGCCTTTGGTGTGTTGTAGTACGCCAAAGGCTTTTTTGATTAAATAAGACCTATTTTTTTTGCTTCATCTTGTGGCAACAAATACACATAATCCTTTTCGAGTAGATTTGTGGGTAGGGCTTTGTAGTTTATCCAAAGTTGGCATATATTGTTTCTCATCAGGTAGGCATAATCTATGATAAAATTGCCCGCCTCGTCTTGCTCTGGCTCGCTTGGGTGTTTTTGCCCTGTCTGAACGGCTCTTTTTGCCTTTCTGATACCTTCTTGTAATCTTGATAATTCATCTAAAAGCATTGTTTTGGGGGGTTAAGGTGAAAAAAAA